TTTTAGCATCTTTGCTAATAGCACCTATCTCATTCTGAAGAGCAAATAGCTTTTCATTTACTGATTTATTCATACGTGTTTGCTTTATGTGAAAAATATTTAACTCTACAAGTCTAACAAAGACTTTTCACATATCCAAAAAGATCAAGTTAAAGTTTCTGTTTCTGTAATTCCATTATCACCAATCCACTTTATACTCTTTGTTAATGTTGATTGCCAAGTTGTTCCCGTATTATCCATCAAATCATCTCCACTAAAACTTGTCCTAGCCATTCTTAAATCCATTACAACATTCATAGGAAAGAATTTACCCGTACTTCCATTTAATGTTTCTACAGAACCACCTACTATTGGTTGTAACTTATCACCATATTTATAGTTACCATAATGTGTGCAATCCAATCTCCTTACAGAAACCCTATACAACTCCATGTAACAAGCAGCTACTAAATGTTGCATAGTTGAATTGTCAACTCCATAACCACTAAAACCCCTAGCATCACTAAAGGTATTCCAACTTTTAATTGCAGAAGAACCCGTTTCAGAATTAAATGTTATATACCTCTTAGAACCAACATTAAATAAACCCGAACCTATTTTTACTTTATGTTGTATTTTATTACTATAACTACCCGACTGACTTATTATATATTCTTGTTTTAATGGTTTAAACGTACTTGAGGTTACGAGAGGATATAATTTAATATCTGTGTAACTAACATCAAATGTATCATCGTATCTAGGATTAGTAGTAATAGGATTACCCGATGAATCTGTAGGAAATTCAATTGATTCTCCCGATGTGTCAAATGTTTTAGCTGAACCAAATATGTTCATAGATATATCTAAATTAGTAATATCACTTCTCCAACCTTCAGAACCCGTCATACTATATTTAATAAACTGATTTATTCTTGTTGTTTTAATTTGACTAGCGATAAATCCTTCATCATTTAAATAATTATTTGGTGGTAATGCACAATCCCATGTTTTTCTGAAAGTACTAACACTTAAATCATTTTGACCATCTACGGGAGGAGTTGTTCCTAAATTACCTCCCTCTCTTGGTATAATATTTATATCTCTAAACACTATATTAAAATTATCATTAAGTGTTACCGATGCACTTAAAGTTACCGTACTTTGTGTTGTTGATACAACAAATATGTCTTCTGCCTCTAATGTTGTACCACCCCCCGATGATTGCGCTTGATCACCTACTTCAACCGTTCCCGTAATATTCTTTAAATTAAAAACATTAGAATTTTGAGTATATCCATCTATTTGTGCAGTTGCATTCGGTGTGTTTAACTGATTTCTTAAAACGTATTGAAAATCTATTGTCATATTCGCTTCAGAGGTAATTAAAAAATCAATATTACTCCCCCATTGTTGAAATTCAAATTGGGGTGCAGCAGCAGCAATATCTTCAGTAAGAAATCCACTTATATACCATACAAAATTTGCAATTGGATTCCCCGATATTATTTCAAAAAACACTTCATAATCACCTTCAAGCATACTAAATGATTCAAGAATAATTGGAGGATCATTTGTAGGTAAATATGTTCCATTTTTGTACCCAAAATAATAATCAGCATTTGAGATGTTATTTGAGGGTGTAGTGTAAGTCTGACTTGTAAAATGTGTTATTTTATTTTGAGTTACTCTAACTCTCCATTGAGATTGGCTAGTGGATGTTTTAATTCTAACCCCTAACATTCCAAGACGTAAAGCACCAACAAAAGCATTTGCGTTTAATCTTAGTGTTTTTTTATTAATCATAGAAGTTTGATTTGCAGCGACCATACCAAATCCGTATTCTTTTATAATGCCTCCAGTATCAGTATATTTTAATTTTGGACTAAAAAGAACTGAACAAGCCTCTTTTTCTACAAAACTTCTTCCTAATGGTCTTGATCTTAATTCAGCTTTTAAACCCGTTACCGTTGAACTATTAATAGTACAATTATGAGAAACGGGGTAATATAAATATGGATCACAATAATTCATATCTACTCCGCTAGCACCTAAATCTGCTTCAATAAATGATTTTGATAAGTCTTTAGCCTCACTTAAAATTTCATTTCTTCGTAAAACAACTGCTTCTTGAATATTATTTCCACTCGCCTCCCATTCAGTAAATAAATATAAACCCGATGGATCATCAGCACCTAAATCTTTTACAGAGTCAATGGTTGTAGAGGTAACCATATTATGATCAAAATCTTGTTCAATAACAACTTCTTTTAATGGGTATTGCATTGTCATTGTAGCATCACCATCAATTTTTATAAAATCAACATTATTAGAAACTTTACTAGCACTACCCGTACCTTCAATAGTTGTTATATAATTAGTTGCAGTTGGAACGGTATCCGCCCTCCATACGCTTCTTTTTAGAATTGAAGGTGTAGATGTTAAAGTAAAATCAGAAATTTTAATAAAGCACCAATCACCATCTCTCTGATAAATTGTTGCACCCAATGACCTTAAAACCATCCCTAAAACCTCCTCCATATTCATTGAATTAGATTCTCCTTTTAAAAATGTCTGATGATGAACTCTTGTTCTATTAACAAAAAACCTACTATACTCAACATATTCTGAGTTCTTAACATTAACGCAATAATAAATATCACCTAAAACACCCGTGTTGTAAATACATTTCTCAACGACATCTACTATATTATGGTAGCCATATCTATCATTAAATAGATTAGAATTAGCTTGAAAAACTTCCACATTATCAAAATATGGGATATCCTTTAATAAATTTAGTCCATCATATGCTCTCAATGTTATAGGATAGGGTGCGGAAGAAAATGGCTCTGAAAACAATTGTGAACCAATCCATCCTTGCCAAAATAAACTATCATTCTTATATAAATAAACCTTAAAAGCATTGCTTTCAGCAGCAAATAACTCAGAAAAATCATCAGATAAACTCTCCTTATAAAAGGAAATATCCAAATAACTTGACCTAAAGGGAGATAGAATATCATTGTTTGTTAAATTGTATGTAAGTTTTATTGGAGTACCCGTCCCTTTTAATGTTACTTCCTTATCATATAAAATAAATTTACTAGCAGTCTGTTGGATTCCTAATAACTGAACTTGGGTAAGACCCGTTGTAGTATTAGTTAATCCTCCGTTTTCACCTACATATGCACTACCTAATGAAATTAATAAATCATTAACATAACCACTAATTAATATTTGTCCCGAATTTCCATAATTTATATCTTCGTATGCTATACCTATTGCTGGCATCAAAGAACTAGTAGATGCCTTTGCTTTAGTAGCTTGTCCATTTGATTGTATAAATACGGGATCACCCTTAGCTAATGGTAAACTAGCACCAGCGGTTATATAAACATTATCATCAGTACTTAAATTTTCCGTTTCGTACTTTTTAAATATTTCAAGTCTATAATCATTAAACTCTCCTTCAATTACATCATCAAACTCTAATGTGTACTTTTTTTGATAATCACTCATATTTTATCCTCCTATTGTTCCTTGAAATGTATTTGTTCTATTAATTGCCGTTACTAAATCGTTACCAGCTAACCTAAAGACTTGCTCTCCTTGTATTGCACCCATCATGTCAGAAAAACTACCTACTCCGCTACCTCCATTTGCTGCCCCTCCAGCATCTCTTGCGTGTGCGCTATTTTTAACCTTTTGTGCTTTTGATTTTCCTAATGCAATTAATCCACTTCCAGCAACCATCATGGCAATGCCAGCTGGTGTTTGCATATTTTCCAACCCCTTATTAAATAAAACAATTCCCATACCAATAGAGAATAAAGCTTGACCTAGTCCTTGAAAAACACCAGCAAACATCATTTGAGTTTTTTCTTTCTGCTCAGCATGACTAATTGTACTATCTTTTGGTGTTAAAATAGCCATCCATAAATCGGCTGCTGCATCTGTAAATGGTCTTAAAACATTAACTAAATTTTCTGCATTTTTTTCTACGGTATCTCTTGCCCCACCTAAATCGGGAATCTTAAACCCCGTTTTTATTTCAAGAAATAAATCCATTTTAGCTATCTGCTCTTCTAAGGCATTTAATTTATCTACCGTATGACCTAATTCAGTATTAAAATCTAAACCAGCATCTACTAAATCTTGGTAAAAATTATATGTAGCTTCTAGTGGGGCGTGTAACTCTCTTAATTTTTCTGAATTTTCTCTTTGAATACTATTAATAAATTTGAGTAAATCATGTCTTCTTTTTATTTGATCAAAAAGGTCTTTTTGTCTTTGTTTTTCTGCTTCAGCAGCATCTGCAGCATCTGCATCAATTTTTTTAGTACCCTCTGATACCAAACGAAACATTTGAGCATATTCTTTAGTTGTCATGCCAACAGATGCCGCAAATACTTCCTCTGCAATTGTTAATCTCTTTATTTCTTTTTGTAATTGTTTATCTAATTCTATAGCTTCTTCACGCTTGGTAGACGTTCTTATACTAAATTCTTCTTCAGTTTCATCGTCTGTTCTAATTGTTCCACCACCGAATAGGGGAACTAATTCTCCTTTTCTTGGTTTTAATTCATCATTAGATTTTTTAAGTTCAAGTAAATCTTGTTTTAGCTGATTAACTAATTTTGATTGTTGCTCTATACCTTTCTTTTGTACTAATATATTTTCTTGCTCATCAAAAGCTTTAGTGGATGCTATTATTGCTTTTTCTAGTTGTTCGTGGGATAATTTTGTAGTATCTATGTTATTCCAAAAATCGGGATACAATCTATTTAATTGTTCTAGAATTAATATTCTAGCTTGATCTCCTTTATTAGTTTTTAATAATATTCTAGTTAATTGTTCGTATTCTCGTTTTTTTTCTTTGTTTAAATCAATTTCATCTTGATCTAAACCAAGCAATGTATTAATACCTTTCGTTATAGCCATTACCGCATTAAGAAAGCCTTTTAAAACGGGTAACAACATATTACCAATAGCAATTCCTAATGTTTTTAAAGATGCCCAAGTTCGTTTTACCGTGTTGTCCCATGTATTCATGGTTCTCTGTGCATCCCCAAGAATACCATTGGATTGCATTGCTCTCATTATAATATTAAGCCTACCTTGAGTTTTAGTTAGTTCATCGGTATTTTGCACCGTTGATGTAATACCCATATTGTATAACTCAACTTGTAGTGCTGCTTGTTTTAGGTTAATACCAAATTGGTCTAAAACTTCGGGAGAACCAGCTAGGGCAGCTAAGAATCTCTTTTGTGCATTCTCATCTTGAATATTAAAGAAAGAGGCTAAATCAAATGACAACGCTTGCATCTTTGAAGACATTCCAGCTGCTTCTTTTCCTCCAAAACCTAATCCTTGAAAGAATGCTTGAAACGAAACCATACCCGACTTAACATCTGTTTCAACTCTACCTAAGTCAGTAGCTAATTTGCTTGAAAAAACAGATACAGAGGTAGACATATTGCCAAAAACCCTTTTAAATCTTAGTTCTGTTTTCTCAGCCTCGCCAGCCATTGTGGCTAATCCCTTTACAACACCAAATACTTGTGTTCCAACAAACCCAGCAGTAAAAGCACCAATTGCTCCGTTTAATTTCTTAAACCCACCTTGTACGGTTTTCATTCCCTTCTGAAAACCACGGGTGTTCATTCCAACCCTAATATTTAATTTATTATCTTCAATAGCCATGTAGCAAATTTAATTAATATTAAATAGGTAATTTAGTTGGTTTATTTATGATTTTTTGAATCTCTTCTTCTGAGGGTAATTCTACTTTTGATTTACCTACATTGTCATGAGGTAATACAAATAAATCTTTTGGTCTAATTGTTTTCTTTCTGCCCATAGCACAATTGGCAGTCATTGTAGATTGATATCTAGTTCTATCCCAAGATTGGTTTTGATTATGAACCCAAGACTCTAATGATCTTACAAAATCACTCCATGTCATTAACCAAAAAACATCGGGTGGTAAACCCAATGTTCCTATAGCTTCGTCCAATATGTCGTCAAACGTGTTTAATTTTTTTTTATATCATCCTTGTTTGACTCAACAACATTTCTAGATAGTCCATTATTAGAATCGTTTTTTAAGTCTCTAGAACTTAACATTGTTTCCATTACCTTCTCACTATCCTTTTGTGTAATGTCCATTGCCCAATCATAAAAATCATGAATATCGTAATCAATATCCTTTCTATTCTTTTCATCATAAGCAAAACAACCAGCATACAATAACCAACAGAAAGCCTTAGCTTGTCTTTTATCATTGAATACTTTTTCCATTTCAGTTAAATCAACATCCATACCTTCACAAAAAACTGCGTAGGTATTCATGTTAAAAACTAATCCTCTTTTTTTGCCACCTATGTCTATTAGACAAGTGCCTCTGTGTTTGTTTGTTGCCATTAAAATTTAATTTAAATTAAGAACCGGGATATGTTGGTACTCCACTACCCGTTGTTCCGTATAATATAGAACCACTACCCGTTAATGATCCACTAAAACTGACGGTTTGCTCTGCCTCTGCACTTTGTTCTAAAGATGCAATAAAAGCAAAGCCATACCAATAATTAGTATCTTTTCCCCATGCCACTTTAATTTTTGCTCTTTGCTCAAAATATGTCCATAAAGGTAGTAAGTTCATGTTAGTCTGATCAACACCCGATGCACTAGCAGTTAAAGATAAATCAACTAAAGCCTCAAAATCTATTGACCAACTTTTCTGACCACCAATTACCTCAGACCAACCGCTTGAGTCTTTGTTAGAGGCATCGGGCAAATCTGCCGATATATTTAAACTTGCTGATTTTGACAAAGCTATTGGTAACCATGTATCAGCATCCGCTGATGCATCATTGTTTGCTATGTATAATGTTAAACTTGTTCCGTTAATTGCTGGCATTTCTTTTTATATTTTACTCAAAGATAAATAAAAAAAAATATATTATCACGAAGTAACTCCCGCAATGCTAAATTCAGCATTATAACACATCACTCCTTCGTTATTTGCAACTAATTCGTAATTATTTACTCTACAATTTCCGCTAAATACAACATAATTAGAGTTAGTTATTAATTCAAATTTTACTTTTTCACCACTTATTACTAAATCATCTAAAGTAGTTGATGGATTTGGTTCTATAGCACCATCCTCCCAATCTACATTAAACAACTCCCAATAATAATCTGTTGTGTCCCAAGTTTGTCGATCTCGGTCTAAGAAAAGTAATCCTTCTGATGAAAAGTTTCCCGAACGAAAACCCATCATTATTTCTTTCCATCCCGAAACACCCGATAACCTTAAAGAATCATCCCATTTTAAATCAGCAGATTCCCAATTTAAATCAGCAGATTCCCAATAGTAGCTATCTCCAAAAATTGTTTCTTTGGGTATTTTATAAGATGCATCAACCGCATCAGCATTAAATTCAATAGAGTGAGATTTTGAAAATAAAAGTTTGTCATTATCAATATATAAAGCAAAGGATGTACCATTAAGCATCACTTAGTACGTTTGCTTCAAACACTAATATTTTTGTAAAGTATTCGTATTGCCCATCATCATCCTCAAGATATCTTTGGTTGGTCTGTTTAAATATATACATTGTATCAGCACCAAAGTCTGATGTAGCGTTTCTAACTCTTATTGCTTGGAGAATTGAGTTGGATATATCATCACAATCATCTTGCCCTCCGTAGTTTAATGGGTATTTGGTGTGTACTTGGACTTGTACCT